GCCGCAAACTCCTTGATGAAGTCGGGTGTAAGTTCCAACATGGACATATCCGTCCGTTTGTAGAACGATTTGATAAAGGCTGCGACATAATTTCTTGCCCTTATCATCACCTTGTATGTGCCGATGCTGCGGTCTTTGCCGACACGTTTCAGAAAATTGGCGCAATCCTTGTCGAAAGCCTTTATCAGTGTCTCATACTCGCTGCCGATACCTTGATAGGCATTGCGCACCATTTCAGCCGTAACGTATGCCTCTCGGTCTGAAATGCGTTGGTAATGCTTGATGATTTGCGCCTTGATGTTGTCCAAGGCGTGGTTGATGTCCCGTGCCTCGATGCTCTTGCCTCTGGCTCGGTTGCCTTTCGCATCCCAAAGGGTTTTCGGGATGGTCTGCTTGCAACTGAACTGCGCCACAGTCCCGTTGATTGTCAC